CATAAATTAAATCTAACGTGTCATCAGTATTATCAACCTCTTTATTTTCTCTAACATCAATAAACATTTCTTTAATATAATCTGACACATTAATCTCCTTAAATAATAATATCTGCAATACCCAATTCAACTGCCTCTTCTGCAGATAAATAGACATTTACTTTTCGTTCAAGAAGCTTCTTCAAATCTTTTTTAGACATCGAAGTCTCTTCAACTAACGCATCGATGTAATCTTTTTGAATTTGCTGCATCGCTTCCATTTCATTAGCCAAATTGGGAAGAGAGCCATGGCTACCACCGATGACTGAATGAATCATAACACGACAATACTTACCAATCTTGCGCTTTCCTTTCGTGCCGGAAGCCAACAAAAGAACACCGGCCGACATAACTTTACCAAGACCAATGGTGTGAATCTCTGTCGATTCTCTTATCTGTCGCATCACGTCGTAAAGAGCAAACATGTCGTCGGCAGAACCACCATATGTCGAAAGATAAAATTCAATCGGCTTATCCTGTTTTTTTACTCTGTTGATTTCATTTAAATATAGTAATGCGTGAACTAACTCGGCGATTTTCTCATCCACTACATCAGAAAATAGTCCTATTACTCTAAGCTCAGGATCTTGAGATGGAGCACCACCTAATAATTGTTCAATTAATTCTTCTTCACTAATTGCTATGGGTTGATTTTCGTTGCTTGACAAAGTTTCAAGCAATTGTTTAATTTTATCTATCATATTTTTTCCAAAATTCAAATACAGTCTCTTCATTTTCTTTGAGATACTTCATTGACGAAACCCAATCATCAAACTTTAAAGCGTCTCTATAAAATTTAGGGTGCATATTAATTAGGTACTCAATTGAATTGTCCTTCAATTGCTGTAGCTGGGTATTAATATTTTCTGATACAGTATCGTAGATTTTACTGTCAATATGTCCCTGTTTCTTTAGAAGTCTCGCACGTTCACGTAGTAAAACATAATTTTCAGATACTTTTAATATTGTTGATAAAAAAATTATGTGCGACAACTTTATAAGTGACAAACTAATTCTGCTCGCGCGTAAAAAATAAAACGTTTTGCAGGTTACATAACCAAATATGAAAACTAAAATATATAAAAGTGTTTGTTCCATACCTACCTAAAAAAATAACCACTAGCAGTGGTTATTTTAACACATTAATTAACTAATGTCAATTATTTTTGTGTGAGACGAGCCATGATTCTTTCAGCAAGGTCATCAACCATGCTCTCTTTATCATTTTTTTCTTGAAGACGGGCGGCAACGCGACGGGCAACTTCATTAACGATTTCTTCTTCGTTCATGTCTTTATCATCATCGTTTTCTTCACCTTCATAAAGATCATCTTCGTCATCACCTTCCATCATGGGCTCATCATCCATATCAGGAGCATCACCCATATCCATCTCTGGCTCATCATCAGCATCCATATCGACATCAACTTCGTCGCCCAAGACATCTTCGAGGGCGCGCTCAAGGGCGCCCATAAAGTCATCGACAGAAACCATTTTTTCTCCGCCGGCGGCGTCCATATCCATTTCAGCATCGTCCATGTCATCGGCGGCATCTTCCATATCATCAGGTGCGCCCATTTCCATGTCCATTTCCATTTCAGAAACATCCTCTGCCTCTTCCATAGATGGTGAATCATCTCTCATGCCGGGTTCTTCGTCATCGTCACCATCACGAGTGCCGGGCTTGGGCGAATGGTACATCTCTTGAACCTTGGCATCACCTACCGGTCCAATGTTAGCGAGTTTAAGAAACTGACGAACCTCAGATTCTGTAAGTAAAGTTTTACGGGACATTTAAATTTCTCTCCTTAATAAATGAAATTCTAGAATAAATAGTCATAATAATCGTATTATTCCATATCTTTAAAATAAATTAAATCAGTATTTTTAATTTTTTGAAGCGCCTTAGCTTCTATCTGCTTAACACGGGCGAAAGAAATACCTAATCTATCGCCAATTTCTCTGAGTGTCATTCTTCCGTTTTCATAAATAGAAACCAAAGTACAATTGTACTCATCCTCGTACTCAATAAAGTATTTACACTCACTTTTTGTACAAGATTTTTGCTCATTCATGCATTTTCTGCTACATTTTAATAATCCATCCACAATCATAACTCAGGATGTTCCTCGGCTATTAAATCAAACAAATCATCGAGTTGCTCATCAGAAAGACCCAAGTCGCTCATAGTTTGCTTACCTTCATTGTAAAGTTTAATACTTCTTTTCTTTCTTTTGTTGGAAAGCTTGCTATTTTCAATTACAAATTGTTTTATCCTTTCATCGTCGTTTAAGTATCCAGATATAATGCAACGGAAAAACTTTGATTTTGTCATGCCATCGTTCTTTAATTTTAATACTAACTGTGCATGGCGATGATCAGTATCGGTAAATATTATTCTCTTTTCGTTTTTTCCGTAGTTGCTTGTATCAGACATTTTACCAACTTTTACTTAAAATATGAGTTCTGCTTTCGGATAGCCCAGCCGTAGTTTGTGCAATAAACTCTGCTTTACTAGTTAACTCAGAGATCGTGCGGGCACCACTATAAGATAAGCCCGAACGTATTCCTCTTTCCAAATCTGATAGGATATCTACCACACTACCTCTAAACGGAACGCGTGTTGATACACCCTCATATGACGAGTAATTACCTTTCCAGCTTATTTGAGCCTCTTTAGAAGCCATGCCGCGATATACTTTCCACTTTTTACCACTTGATTCTTCAAAAACTTCCCCCGGCGACTCTAGTGTGCCTGCGAAAAGTGAACCGCACATAACTGCATCAGCACCGGCCGCAAAAGCTTTTACAATGTCACCAGAGTTTTTGATTCCACCATCAGCAATAATCTTGACATCTCTATCAGTTTTAGCACAATCAAAGATAGTTTCTAAGCCGGGTACTCCGTGACCCGTTTGAATTCTTGTTGAACAGATTGAGCCGCCACCAATATTACAGCGCACAGAGTCAGCACCCCAGTCGGCTAAATCATTGATACCCTGTAACGTGGCTACATTACCAGCCATGATGTGAATGTGATCTCCAAATTCTCTGCGTAGTTGCTCAAGCGTACTCTTCATCTTGATATGATGACCATGTGCCACATCAACGCATAAGAATGTGGCTCCCGCGTTGAGAACTGCAGCGGCACGGTCTAGATTATCACCGGATATCCCTATGGCAGCACCCACCGCGTTTCGGCTTTCAACGCTCTCAATTATTTCACACTGTTGTTCAATTGTGTTGTAGCGATGAACAATACCACCAGCACCCTGATTGTTCATGGCGGTAACCATCGAAGCCTCACTAATTGTATCCATCGGTGAAGAGATAATTGGCAGGGAAAACAATAAACCGTTACCCATGTCGGTTGTTAAATCAATCTCTGTTCTACTTTCAATATCAGAATATTGAGGTACAAGCAGAACATCATCGTAAGACAAAGAATTTTTCACATAGCCTCCCTATCAATAAAATTGCAAATGTCACTTGAGCGATACCATGTATGCTCATTTGGATTTTCAGGCTCTGGTAGTAACACAATCTTTGGCGGCCTGTTACCAATGTTGGTGTGTATAATAATAACAGTTGGGACACCCTTAAACTTAAGTTTTCGTTCAAGCTCTGGGTAGTCATCGATGTTGTAGGCAAAGAAATGTAAATCTTTATACTTTTCTTTATTAGAAATGTCAACAAAATAATCTTTTAAGTTGTGACATAGATGGCAACCGTTTGAATAAAACTTTAACACAAATGTAGAATTTTCTTTGACAGCGCCTCTTATTATATTATCTAACGATTCACGGGATATTCTGGTTACTGCCATTTATTACCTCCTTAGCCTTATCCATACAGTCAGGGCAAAAAAGCCTAACATTCTCTTGCTTAACAACAACAGACCATGATTTTACCATTTCTTTATTCTTCTTGTCAAATGGTTCTGAACAAACATCACAAGACTCTGGTAACTTACCAAATTGTGCAACTTGATTAGAAAGTTTTTCATTAGCATCTTTGCTAATGTTCTTCTTCATTGCTCTTCGTGTTGCTCTGTTCATTTCTTTTTAACAGCCTTTGGTCTATCTTGTGACTTTCTATAAGTTGCAGACCTTTCCATAAGCTCCTTGTGACCAACAGCCGCGGCTTTCTTTTTGGTAGTTCGTCTTTTTCTTTTTGTTGGTTCGGGCTCGGGTTCAGGCTCATCTTCCAGATCCTCTTCTTCCTCCACTTCTGGAGCATTAGAAACTGCTTCGTCTACAGTTTGTCTGGCAAGCGCACCTGAATACTGCTGCAAAGTAATCATCGCACCCTCAAGTTGCGCTAGTGCAATCGCATGTTGAACAATTTGATCAGCAGTCTCACTAGTCGCCGGGCGATGATATAGATCTTTGATAATTCCAAATCTTTCAGTGGCTTTCGCTTTTAATTGTAAAATCGCAGAATTTAAAATTTCTTCAGTCATCGGTTCATTCCTCCAAATATTTGTTGTTGATTACCGCCATCAAATACCACAACCGCAGATGGAAATGGTGCTGAATTTTCACTATCACCAAATTTAAGTCTTCCTTTGACAAAGTACACTTCATCTGCTTGCATAACATATTGATGCCAATACTTCGTATCAGTTCGCGCTGGGATAAGCATTACTACCTTCGTATTATTCTTACGCGACTCTTCAAATGCTTTTCTAATCCACTTGTCAATTCCTCTACCATAAGGAGGGTTAACAAAGCTGGTGAATCCCTCCCAACTTTCCGACAGTCCGTTATCAGACTCGGTAAAATACTTTGTGCATTTAGAGTTATCGCTGTCAGCACATGGATCTAAAGTAAACGGACCGAACCGCCAGTTAAGTTTATTGAAAAAGTCTTGAGGTGTAGCCCAGTTACCTGTCTTGGAGCTAAACATTATTAGTTTTGTATTCTTATCCATCAGTACTCCCCAAGGCTCCATCGCCTCTATCGCTAATTGTGATCGAATCACGATACAGATCTCCAGATGTGCTCTGAACGGCTCGAAAATTAACCACTGGGACCATTACAACTTGTGCGATCTTGTCACCTGATTCCAAAAATTGTGGACTTTTTCCAACATTGTGCAAGTTAATGAAAACTTCCCCGTCATACCCAGAGTCAATGACACAAGCGCCCACCAGCAAGGATCGTCTAGAGGCTACAGAACTTCGATTCTTAACCTCTAACATATACCCGTGTGGAATGCCAAATCGCAATCCTGTGGGGATAATGCGACTTTCACCGGGGTTAACTGAAACAGCTTGCCCCTCATGTTCTGGTGAATAGAAAACATCTAGTCCAGCATCGGATGGATTTGCCCTTTGTGGGTCATGTGCATTCGGCCGTGTGCGAGCGAACTCAATAATCATTCGTACCTCCACTAAACATATTGAAGTTTTCTACAACTTCATCAATGTTAACATTATCCTTAAACAAGCGGTAAGCTTTCACTGCTGCTCGGATCTCATCCGTATTCAGCCACCCATTCTCTTTAAATTCCATACGAAGCTCTCGCTTTTGTTCCTTATATGGTTCCATCGCTTCCTCAATAGCAACGAGTGAGCGAATATATTCTTTAACATATTGTTTACGTTTGTCTTCAATAGACACATTACCTCCTTATTGGTGTTAATAGTATAATAAGTTAAACCTTGATAGTCAAGTTATTTTTGTGGTTTAAATCTAAAAAGGTGCCAAAGAAATTTTTCAACTAATGCATTTCTTTGTTCATCATTTTCACATTCAGCAAATGAATAGTTGTAAGTTCCCTTAACTTTATTAATTTCATTAACCATTTTATCTCTATCTTTTTTAAACCATCTTAATTGTAAAGAATATCTTTCAGGTATCATAACATTGTGTTTTTTCGCTATTTGAATTAAGCGAAAGTATTCTTTTGTTTCATAACTCTTTTTAGCATCTGAAAAATCCCAAGCTAATGTTTGTTTATAATCAGGGTCAGATATCCAGTTCTCGATTCTATCAGGGTGTAGTTTCATGGCTAATTTTCTAAACAGCTTATGAAAATCCTGATGCAAGTCTTTGTAAGTTCCTAAATCATCTGGCTCTTCAATTTCTTCATTACTAGTTTCTGCATTATCCATGGGTACTAAAGCTGTGCTACCAGAATATTCACTAATTGGAATTTCTTCGCCCTGTTCCGGCTTCTTAGTTCCGTAAAGCTCACTTAACCTTTCAGCGTTTTCTCTGTTAAGTTTGTCGATGTCAATATTATTACGAGCACAGTAAGCTCGATAGTAATGCTCAAAATCAATATTCATCTCTTTGCAAATGTCGTTGGCTAAATCTAATTCTTCATACAAAAATTCTAATTCATTTAGAAGGCGTTTCCACTTAATTTTTTGAGTTTTGAGCATATACTTTAAGTAGTATTACTTAAAGGTGATCTTAACCGACGTATCTATTTTAAGGTCTGGCACACGCAAATGATTAGCTAATTTATGCTTCTTGCACTCTTTTGCGTCCAAAAACCAATCGGCGTGCCCTTTATCGTGAACAATATCCAAGAAGTAATTTTCATCCTGCCCACAGTTCTCAGCCATCATATGATAGATTTTCTTATTAAGGCGTTCAGTTTCCTCGGCAGACGCTTTTATCTCTTCTACTTTGCCGCGGTCCATTGAACTAACATCATGAATCATAACTGTAGCTTCAGGATCCATATATCTCTTTCCTTGTGCGCCAAAGCTGAACAAGATAGCCCCGCAGGACATCGCTTTCCCTTGCACAATAGTAGCTACAGGTATCTTAGAGTGCTGGATGTCAGAGATCATTGACATCAGACTATAAACTTGTCCGCCATAACTATCAATAATAACTGGTACAACTGGCTGACCAGTGCTCTGTGCTTTAGACATTGATTCAGAGAAAGTCTTTGCTGCTGCTTCATCAAATTTGTTAACCCTGATAATAACAGGGAGTTCATCTCTAAGCTTCGCCTCTTTTAATAGAGGACTAAATGTTTTAATTACGTTCATGTTTATCCTAATAGTTTGAATGTTCTGCCGACTGCGTATGTTGAGAAACCCCAGTTTTGATCATACTTCAGTCGAGCCATGTATGGTCGATTCAATCGAATCTTATCTTTTTGGGGATTGATGCCCCAGCATCTAATTCTAGTAAGCTCATTATTGGAATCAATAACTTCCACGATCCAATATGTTTTACCTTTCTTAGTTTGTTTAATCGTGATCTTGCGTGGAATAAACCAGCACACTTGCAAATCCTCATCGAATTCAGAGATGGGGGGAATATACTTTTCATGAAGCCGTTCGATAGTTTCATTATTGATCACAAGGTTCATTGGGAAGATACCCGTTAGATCAGTTTTAAACTGAATTATCTCTTCTTCACTGAAGTCGCCTTCTGGTCGAAATGTCTCAATGTTCTCACTAAACTTCTTCAGATTTTTCGGCCGTTCGACGACACAAGCAGACCAGAAGTGCTTACGACCAGAGAAACGATCATCTACTATATTATCCAAAGCACCGCCCCTACAAAGCGCGTCAAGGGCTTTTTTATTCAGCTTGCTATATGATATGTCATCTCGAAACAAAAGGTCTTCAGCGTTCATAAACGGGCGATTCTCAAGCACTTGTTCAATCGCTGCCATGCCAAGACCCTTGATTGATGTTAGTGGTTGAATGAGAGTTTTTCCATCATCGCTAATCTCCCATACGGTTCCTGACTTATTAATATCGAGTGGTGCGATGTCAAAGCCAAATTTCTTTGCGATGTTAATCGCCTTTTCCTTGCGAGTCTCTGGTTCCTTGTCCAGAAATGCTGCCATCCATTCTGCTGGATAGTAGTTGAACAGCCATGCACATTGAAAAGAGATGATAGAATAAGAAACTGCATGTGACTTGTTAAAACCATACCCTGAGAAGAATTCAAATTTATCCCAGAGGGATTGGGCTTCATCATGGCTAATGTTTTTGGTGACACAACCTTTAATAAATTTATCATGCAGCATGCCTTTTACAGAACCCTTGCCTGTTCCTTTTTTGGTCAGCACCTTGCGAAGCATGTTGCCCTCATCAAGCGTGAGTCCGCCAAGCTTATGAGCCAACAACGCAATTTGCTCTTGAAAGATTAGGAAACCAAATGTTTCTTCTGTAATATCTCGTGCTTCGTCAGAGAGATACTGAATCCTCTGTGGGTGTTCTTTAGCTTCCACATAGTCGTTATCAACACCGGCAGATAGTGGACCGGGACGGAAGATAGAGGTGATGGCAGACAAATCAAT